ATCATTCAAATCAGTAATGTTGTATATAGTATACTTGAAAGTAACGTTAGCTGTCAAGTAGTCTATATCAGAATCAGTAGCATCAAAATCTAAATCTGACAATGACACTGGGAACATATCTAAAAATTTAATTTTAAAATTAGCAACATTAGAACTAGTAAGAACATTTAATGTTCCATCACAAGTATAGTTTAATTCTCCACTAGGAGCATTTGGATTACTGCTTTGCCAATCATATATCTCTTTAAGACTATCTGGGAAACCAAGTCCTCTTAACCAATGTTGTATCTCTAGATAATTTTCTAAATCTTCATCAACTAAAAACCTTAATGTTAAATCTTGAAATTGAAGTTTATCACCTGGTACAGGAATGTCTGTTAAGTAATTGGTTTGCTCAGTAGTACCTAAATTTAAACCTGGAATATTTGCTTGGTTAGAAAAGAATACTACCTTAGGAGCACGATTTAATACAAACTTAAAACCAGTAGGGCTTAAGAAGTTTTTATTCTGTACTTGATTTCTAAAACCAGTTGCTGTCATTATCTTTTTTAATTATTTAGATAAAAAAAGACCCCCTACAAGAG